CCGGTACAACAAATTCTCTTTTACCGTCAGAATTAATATAAGTCCCTCTACCTTCTTCATCTTCAGAGGCCGGTTTTACTTCAATATTAGTTATTGTTATTCCCGGAATATATTGAGAAACCGATTCTCTTATTTCTCCTTCAATTTCTGAAAAAGTAGGTCCATCCATTGGGTCAAAAATAAATTCGTATAATCTAGTTCCAAAATCAGGTAAAAAATATCTCGTTCCTTTTCTTGTTAATAGCAAATGGATTAAGTTTGACCTAACTTCTTCCTCAGAATTAACAGATAAATCAAAATAAGTTCCTTCATAAGAATCTCTAAATGGAAAATTTATTCCATATGTTGGGTATTCTGCCATACATATAAATATATGTTCTGTTTATTTTCTATAAATAGATATAAATAAAAAATCCCGAACTATGTCGGGATTAATATTAAGAAGAACATCCAAAACATTCAAATTCACTGTTTTTAGGTTTTTCAGGTAATTTAAAATCTACCTTTGGTGCTTCAGGAGTTGTTTTAGGTTTTTCTATTTTTGAGATATCAACCGCTAAATGTTTTGCTCCCGTTGAGATTGCTTTAGTTCTAACATAATAACATAAAGTTTTTAAACCTTTCTCCCAAGAATGGAAGTGTGATGATGTTATTTTTGATAGAGTAGGGTTACTCATGTATATATTCATTGATTGTGATTGGTCAATGAATGGTGCTCTATCTGCCGCCATATCAATTAATTCTCTTTGTGAAATTTCCCAAATTGTTTTGTATTTTGGTATTAAATTTTCAATACGTTTAACTTTTTTATGATAATTTTTATCTTCAACATCTAAGTAATTATTAAAATTAATTCCTTGTATTGACCCCTCATTTAAAATGATTTCATTTTTTAGGTCTTCACACCAAATACCAAGTTTTTCAAAATCGTTAATTAAGTATTTGTTAACAATCATAATCTCACCTCCAACAACTCTTCTATTAAAAATTGCCGAATGAGCGGGTTCTGTCATTTCATACGAACCAGTAATTTTTGCTGATGACGCTACAGGCATTTGTGCTGTGAATAATGAGTTACACACACCATAATTTTTAACATCTTCTTTTAATTGAGTCCAATCCCACATTCCTGATAAATCAATATCTTTTAATCCCCACATATCAAACTGAAATACACCTTTTGACATTGGTGAACCGTCAAAGAACTCATATGGTTTTCTTTTTCCGTTTTTACATAAATCATTACTTTCTGTAATTGCGGCAAAATATATAGTTTCAAAAATAAACTTATTTAGTTTTTTCGCTTCAGGCGATGTAAATCCATAATCCATTAAGTAGAAAACATCCGCAAGTCCTTGTGTTCCTATTGCAATTGCTCTCTGTTCTAACCCACCTTTTTTACCTTTTTCGGTTGAATAATTATTTACGTCAACCACTTTGTTTAGTGCTTTTACAACTTTTCTTGTTTCATCATATAGTAACTTAAAATCAAATTTACCGTCAACAATAAAGTTTTTTAATACCATTGAAGATAGTGTGCAGATAGCGGTCGTTTTCTCATCAGTATATTGATAAATCTCATTACATAAATTCGATTGTTTAATAACTCCAATGTTTTGATGATTAGTCTTTTTATTAGCATTATCTTTTGAACATAAATAAGGAACTCCTGTTTCAACTTGAGATTCAATAACTTTAGTCCAAACATCTTGAGCTTTAACTTTTTTTCCAAGTCCCATTGAAACGGCAAGAGCGTAATTGGATTCGTATTCATCACCATAACATTCTTGTAGTGGTTTAATACCCGCCTTTTTAATGTCGTTAGGACAGAATAAATACCAGTCTTCATTGTTCTTAACCGCTCTCATAAAATTGTCAGGAATCCAAAGTGCAGTAAATAAATCTCTCGCTCTTAATTCTTCCGCTCCCGTATTCTTTTTAATTTCTAATAGGTCAAAAATATCTTTATGCCAAGGTTCAAGGTAAATTGCGGCACTACCGGGTCTTCTGCCTTGTTGATTAAAAAATCTTAATGACTCGTTAACAATTTTAAGGTATTTTAATAACCCTCCCGCAAATCCCCCTGAAGTTGATATTCTACTTTCTTTACTTCTAATGTTACTCATAGATAAACCGATACCGGCAGCGTCAGATGAGTAAGTTGAGATGTCATTCATTGTTTGAAGGAGTCCTTCTCTTGAATCTGAGTTGTTGTAGTGTAATACACACGATGCTAACTGAGGTACTTTTGTTCCTGCGTTAATCATAATTGGTGTTGCCGGAGAAATTAACTGATTTGATAATGACTTATAGTACTCAATAGCATCATCAAAGCTATTTGTTACCCATAACGCAACTCTCATATACATATGTTGTGGTCTTTCAATAGTTTTACCGTTAGGTAACTTTAAAAGATACATTTCTTGCAGCGACCTCCAAGCAAAATAATCAAAATTATAATCATTGTCGTGATTTATTATGGAATCAATTTTTTCTTTACCAAACATTTGCATTAAAATAATGAAATCTTTGTTAACAATACCGGCTTCATAAAGTTCTTCCATAGTCTCGTAAAAACTTGGATTAGTTTCTTTATGATAAGATGATATCGCAACTGAAGACGCTAAACGGGAATAGTCGTGATGACTACCAGTATAAGCGGCGGCAATCTCATACACTAATTTGTCTAATTCTTTTGTTGTGATATGCCCCTCAACAGGAACTGATGTTATAACTTTAATAAAAATCTCATCAGAATTAACATTTAATCCTTTTGCGGCCTTTTTAATTCTATTATAAATCTTTTGTGGGTTAAAAGATACTTCCTCTCCACTTCTTTTTTTAATCTTTAGTGACATCATGTTAAAAATCTTCTGTAAAATTAATTGTTTCATTTAATTTAGCCTTTTGGTACTCAACGGTTCTTGATTCAAAGAAGTTTCCTTTGGTTTCAACGGCAATTTGTTCCATAAACTTGAATGGTTGTTCTACATTAAATTGTTTTTTACAACCCAATTTAACAAGTAGACCGTCTACCACAAATTCCAAATATTGTTTCATTAGATTTGAATTCATACCTATTAATGATACAGGTAATGATTCGGTAATAAATTCCTTTTCAATTTCTAATGCGGACAATAAAATTTCTTTAATTCGTTTCTCGCTAGGTTTATTCTCAACGTGATTGTTTAACAAATGAATTGCGAAATCACAATGTAAGTTTTCATCTTTAAATATTAATGCGTTTGCGTTACACAAACCTTGCATAATTCCTCTTGATTTTAACCAAAATACAGAACAGAAAGAACCTGAGAAGAATATTCCTTCTACCGCGGCAAATGCCACCAATCTTTCTTGGAAAGATGCGTTTTTAATCCATTCAAGAGCCCACGTAGCCTTTTTTTGAACCGCAGGTAACTTGTCGATTGCGTTAAAGCAATCATCTTTTTCTTTGGGGTTAGAGACATAAGTATCAATTAATAAAGAATACATTAATGAGTGTATGTTCTCCATCATCAACTGAAATCCATAGAAGAATTTAGCCTCAGGATATTGAACTTCTCTGTAGAAATTTTCTGCCAGATTTTCATTTACAATACCGTCTGACGCGGCGAAAAACGATAAAATATTTTTGATGAAATATCTTTCATTATCTGAAAGGTTTTCCCAATCTCGAATATCTCCCGTTAAATCAATTTCTTCTGCCGTCCAAAAAGCGGCTTGGTGTTGTTTATAGTATTCCCAAATATCATTATATTCGATTGGAAATATAACAAACCTGTTTGGATTCTCTTTTAATATTTTTTCCATAATTAATTATTTTGCTGTCTTTGTTTTCTCTTCTCAAGTAAATCTTTTACTCTTTGTCTATTTTGTTCTTCTTTTTGTTCTTCTAATCCTAAGAATGTTACCGAACTTTCAGTATCAATCTCTAACATCCCGTTGTCAAATTTACAGTTCTCAAAAACCACACCATCATCTCCGATACGTGATTTTGTAATTGCAATGGTTGCAAGTTTCATTTCTTTTTGTTGTAATGTTTTTGCAACAGATATGATAACGTGACCAACTTGAGCCTTTTTAATTGACCCACCCATTTGGTCTGTTGTTACAACCTCAGATGAAATTGAACTTCTATTACCTTGTGTTGCCGTCCATCCAACTATTGATAGTTCGTGACACATCGCTTCAAATGCTCTCATAACCGAACCTTCTGATTTCCATTCGTCACCTAAGTTCTTATCAGGAACAACACAATCAATATAATCTAATAAAACCATATCGATTTTAATACCATCGGCAATCATTTTTCTAATCTGATTCTTGATTTGTAACATTGTCATAGTGTCCGATGGTAATTTCTTTAAGATTAATCTGTTTGGCATAGAGTCTCTAACTTCTTGAACCTTTGCCATTACTTCATCTTTCTTAATGGATAATTCATCAGGATGAACCTTTGTCCATAAAGTAATATGTTTTCTTTGAATAATCTTTGGATTGTCCTCAAAAAAGATTTGAAGGACGTTATATCCAAGATTATACGCGTGATTTGATATTTTAGTCAAGAATGTTGATTTACCTACGCCAGTTGGTGCTAAGATAACGCCAATTTCTCCTTTTGCCAAACCTCCCTTTAATAATCTATCAATACCCGGTATTCCCATAGGGATAGGGTGTCTGTAATCTTCATTTAATACATCATCTAGGTTAAAGAAAACGTCAGACATTCCGTCTTCTCTCTCTCCAACTTGTAAAGCCTCTCTAACCAAGGTTTCTAATTGTTCATAGTTCTCAAATTCACCGCCATCGATTACTTTTTGAGCCTTAGTAATTGCTTTCTGTAATTCTTGTTGTTTACAGAATTTCATTGCTTTGTCTTGAACGAAGGTACTTCCTTCGTGAGGTGCGTCCTTAACTTTAACTAACGTATCTAAAACTATTTTAGACGCTAATTCTTGTTGTAATTCAGACTTAGTAATTTGTTCTAAAGTATCGAAATTAGGGGTGTGTTCGTATTTCCCGTAATATTCCTTAATCATTTGGAATATTAATTTGAAATACTTATTCTCAAAGTATTGAGAATCCATGACATCAATAATTGACCTTGAAAAATCTTTATCTACGATAATTTGGTTTAGAAGTTGAAGTTGGAAAGTACTACCTAGATACTCGAAATTTTTGTTTGACGCCATAAGTTATATAATTGTATTGATAAATATTCTTAAATTGTATTAACTTCAAGGTATTTGTAAGTTAAATTTTCAGATGAAAAAATGTCAGTTAAACCCGAAAGAATACTTTTTATGTGCGGACGTATGTCTACGGTGTATCTTATTTTAGGTGGATAGATTTTTGCGTCGAATCTTCTATGACAAATTGTCTTATCTCCTTCTTTAAGAAAGATATTAAATGATTCAGGTCCGTCAGTATAAGACGTGTTTAAAACTTCAGGATTGTTCTCAATCTCATACCTGTTATCCAACATATAAACTGCGGTCTTCATCTTTAATTCATAGGATAATTCATCCTTTAAATCTTTTAGATACTCATACAGTTCAAGTGAACTTTTTGCGTTAGGATTATAATCTCTAACATTGAAGAATCTTTGTACGATGATGTTATTGTTAACCATCATTACAAACTCTAACTTTGTGCTTTCTTGTTGCTCTTTCATATTATTTATTTGTTTGGTATTTTTTCTTTTCTTTTCTTGTTAACTTTAAAAATGGTTTTATAAAATTAACCCATGCGTCATCTCCTTTTGGTAGGAACTTAAAAAAACCATCTTCCATCATAAGTTTAATTAAGTTTCGATAACCTCTTCCTTCAGGGTCTAATGTTTCATTATAATAAAGTTCAACGATTTCTTTTCCTTCTTCTGTGATAATTGGGTTTGATAAGTCAACAATCTTTTGATTGATTTCGAAGAATTCCTCTCCATATATTCCCGTTTTTGTTTTTCCTGTTAGTAAATTCTTTAATACCTTGTTCTCTTTGTCCTCTTTTAAGAGTTCTTCAGCTCTATTTAAAATATCGGTAAAAGAAATTGGTTTTTCAAGTATCTCAGGAAATAATTTTACTAAAGTTTTTTCCCCCAAATAGTAGATTCCGTCAATATTATCTGATTTATCTCCCGATAATATCTTATAAGTCTTTATATTATAGTGTGGGAACTCATAATCGTATATTCTAATCTTATCACCATGCTTATAATATTGTCTTGTTGAAGGTGAATATATTGTTACGTTTTCTGAAATTAATTGGGTTAAATCTTTGTCGGATGAGAATATTGTTTTGTGTTCGTTAGTTGAAATTTGACAATAGTATGATATCAAATCATCCGCCTCATTCTTTTCAACATTGATTTGTCTTACAAATGTTTCTTCTAAGTATTGTTTGATTCTTTCTTTCTGATAATTAGAAGATTCTTCTTTGAATGGGTTGTCTAATTCTCTTCTATTTTCTTTATACTGAGGGTAAATTGTTTTTCTAGCAACTGAATTCTCATTTCCATCCCAAAATACAACTACTTTGTCGAAATTACTTTCTTCAATAAATTTTCTTAAAGTATTCACGAAGTGCCAGATTGCCCCAATATGTCTAGCATTATGGTAATAATCCTTAACTCCGTGAAGTCCTATTTTAAATAGGTTGTTTCCGTCAACCAATAATGTTTTAATCACTTTTTGTTTTTTAGTCTTCCAAACTATCTACAACTTCTTCATCTAATAAAATTTCCCCTGTACCTGAAAGAACAGCATTCCAATAACTAGAATATTGTTTTTTATATTCTTCCAAAGCCTCTTTTGTATCGGAAATATAACCTTGTGGTACGGCAATAATTTTACCATCATTATAACCCAAACCATTTACGTGATTTTTAATAATCGATATTTTGGTTCTAATAGCATATCTAACAGTTCTACCATTTTTAGTTGCGGTAATATGATTAATACCTGCTTTCTTTTGATTTCCAAATAGAAAAACTAAAGAAGATGCCAACCACAATGCCTCTCCACCTTTCGCCTTAATCTCAGGTTGTCCAAATGGATTGTCAGGTAAATCAACCCAAGGTTGATTAACTACTACCATAGTATTATAATAAGGATAATCTTCTTTTTTTGATTTAGATATTCTTGAATGTACTCCCATTCCTATTCTATCCGCTAAAGCAGATGCGTTGTGCATTTTTCCACCTTTACCTTCAAAGGTCATTTTACATGGGATTGACCCAACAGAATCCCATAAGAATAATAAACTATATGGTAATTCTCCTTTTTCTTGAGCATCTAAAACTTCATTTATAAAATCAGTTGCTTGTTCAATATAATCAAAACTATCATTAAAAATAAAATCACCGTCCCACTCCCCTTGTTCATTTTGTTCTGCTTTTAATCCAAGTTCAACCGCATGAGACCAACTCCATTTCTTTTCAGTAATTATGAATACGGGTAGATGTCCTTTCTTTTGAGCGTCAACTCCTGCCAAAATCATGGCGGTTGTTTTACTACTATTAGAGTGCCCTAAGAACATATTAATACCTCCCATAATAGGACCTGGTAACCCACAAGCTCCCATAAAAGCATCTCCACAACTATAATAACTCTCTGGTTTATATTTAGTTTTTGTGGAGAACTTAGATTTTATGGAATCTAAAGTTATTTCTTTTTTCTTAATCGCCATAATTATTCGTATTTATAGAATTCTTTAATTGTTTCTAATTTGTCTTTTGCGTTTGCAATCTTTTCAACAAGTTTATCCATTTCTTCAATATGTTGTGGATGTTCTCCAATTCCAACAGGTGAAGTAAAATAAACAAGTAGTGATGCCTCAGCCTCTAAAGCTTGTGATTCGTATTTGGCACATAAAGCCTTATACATTTTTTCTGTAATTTTGTTTTCGTTATTCGTCGCTTTCATAAGTTAAATGTAATAAAGCGTGGACGATTTGTCCACGCAATGATTAATAAATTTTAAAATGGCATATCTTCATCAGGTTCTGCGTCAGCCTGTGGGTCTTTTGTAGATTTTTTACTACCCATATCAATTGTTTGTTCGTCAGAATTTCCATAAACGTATTTACCCGCATCTGAATCCCAACGTGGAGTCTCTCCTCTTGCAATTGCCTCAAGATATTCTTCAGGTTTTTTAGAGTATACATCTTCCCAAGTTAATTCGTCATTAACCCAAGAATCGCCTGTTTCTTTCTTTTCGTGAATCGGTGCCGGGTCATCATACATAATTGTTTGAATTACTGTATATACCGCTCCGTTTGGTGTTTTTGCTTTGGTTAACTC